CAATAATTACGTTGTTGTATTAGTTTTTATTCGTAAGTTTGGGAAACTTTAAAACCTTAAAATTATGAAACTACTTAAAACACACCACTTTGGAATAGGGATTGCTTTTGATTATGGAGTAAAAGAACTGTCTATACACGTTTTTATTTGGTGTTTAGAAATTCGATTTTAAAACTATGATAGACTTAAACGACATTAGAAAAGTAATGATAACGTTGTTAATGTTATCGTTGTTGTGGTTATTGTGTTCTTGCGGCACTCGCAAAGTTCAAAAATCAGTAGTCAAGGAAAACACGACAACTGAAATAGCTACAACCGAGAAAAAAGATATTACTTCAAACAAAGAAACCAACACCGTTATAAGCGACGAGAGCAACGAAATAGAAGTCACTCCTATCGATACTTCAAAAGCGATAGTTATTAACGGAAAAACGTTTAAAAACGCTAAAGTTAAAATCGTAAATCGCAAATCGCAATCTACGATATTAGCAAAAGAAACGGTTAAGGATAACACAGTTAAAACGGTTAAGGTAGTTACTGAAACTAAAAGAGATAACAAAGAAATTGCAACAGAACGCAAATCAAATCCTTTTTTGCCTTTGTTGTGGTTGCTCATTCCTATAATCGGATATTTAGTTTGGAAGTATAAATATAAATTTATAGGATTATGAATTTAGAAACTCAACAAAAACACTTCGCCACAATTACCGAGCAAATGAAATCTATAATGTTTGCCAAAGGGAATGATTACGCAAATAGTGACAGACTTTCAAACTTTAAACTTGCCGGGAACATATCAGGCTTAACTCCAGAGTTAAACTGCCTTTCGTTAATCGCTACAAAGGTAGCACGTTTAGGAGTGCTTTTAAACAACGATAAAACACCAAACAACGAAAGCATCCAAGACAGCCTTTTAGACTTAGCAAACTACACCGTATTACTTACAATGTTATTAAAAGACAAAGAGAGTAAAGGAATTTTAAAAGATTACCCACAAACACAAAACCAACCTTACATCCCGATATTCGGACAACCGACTAAAACTTACTAAATGAATAAATGGAGCGATTACACAAGCGAAATAATACCCTTATTAATTAGTTTAGATAATTCCAAAATAGCAAGAAGATTAAACCCAAGCGGAAACGATAATGATATTGAAAGTTTTAGAAAATATGTAGCTAAAATTAGAAACAATCAAGGAGTAGCAAATGCTTGTCATAACTTAAATATAGATCCAACAACCTCGCCAATGATGTGGTTGAAATCTAAAAACGAAAGCATCCGAGTTACAAATCCATTATTCGTAAAGCCAGAGGAAAAACAATTTTCAGAATTAACAGAAACTTTAATTTCTGACCTACAAGATTATGCTCCAAAATTTATTGAACTGCAAAGAGTAGAAAACAAAGATTCTTATTTGCTTGTTTTAGATCCTGCCGACATTCACATCGGGAAGTTATGTAGTGCGTTTGAAAGTGGGGAAACGTATAACAATCAGGTAGCGGTACAAAGAGTTTTAGAGGGTGTTAGAGGTATCTTAAGCAAGGTTTCATCTTTTCATATTGATAAGATTTTATTCATTGGTGGAAACGATATTTTACACATCGATAATCCCGGAAGAACAACCACAAGCGGAACACCACAAGACACAGACGGAATGTGGCACTCTAATTTTTTAATCGCTAAACAGCTTTATGTCGATGTATTAGAAATGCTTTTAACGGTTGCTGATGTTCATTTTACTTTTAACCCAAGTAATCACGATTATACAAACGGTTTCTTTTTATCGCAAGTAATCGAAACGTACTTTAAGAACTGTAAAAATATAACCTTTGATTGTGGTATTGCACATCGTAAAGCGTTCAAATATCATACTAATTTAATAGGCACAACGCACGGAGATGGGGCTAAACAACAAGATTTGCCTTTATTGATGGCGGTTGAATTTAGCAACTATTGGGCGGAAACAAAGCATCGATACATTTACACCCATCACGTACACCATAAAACGAGTAAAGATTATGCAGGTATTACGATTGAAAGTTTGAGAAGTCCAAGCGGTACAGATTCGTGGCATCATCGTAACGGTTTTCAACACGCACCGAAAGCAGTAGAGGGTTTTTTACATAGCAAGGAACACGGGCAGATAATGCGTTTAACACATATTTTTTAATTATGGCAGATATAACAAAGTGTCCGGGTACAGATTGCCCTCACAAAGAAACGTGTTACAGATTTACAGCTCCAGCTGGATTTCGTCAATCGTGGTTCTGCGAGTGTCCTTTAAAAGATGGCAAATGTGATATGTATTGGGGCAAAAATGCAGAAAGTATATTTAATAATTTAAAAGAAATAGTAAATGGCAAAGGCAACGATTGTATTTAACTTAAACGATCCAGAGGATTTGAATTTATATCGTTTAGCAAATGAAGCAAGTACAATGTATTGCGTTTTATTTGAAATCAAAAACAATTTAAAGCGTAAATTCAAACACAACGATAAGATAGATTGGGACACAGCAGATTTAATCTTTAAGGAATTAGAAGAAATTACAAGCGAAATAGATTTAGATAGATTTTCATAATTGGTTTTTTTAGTTGAATCTCGGAGTGGTTACCGAGTAAAATTGTACCCAAAGTGCTTCCCGTAAGAACAGCCTTTGGGTCTTTTTTTATACCCGTATAGGTACAATTTACGTAATTAATTCTATTTTATACCCTATCGGTTATTAAAAATCCGTTCCCTTTTCTAAAATCTCTTTTCTATTAATTTCTTTTAAATTCGTTATGTAAATTTGTGTAGTTACTTCGCTACTATGCCCGAATAAATCTTTAATCGCATTTACAGAAACCCCTGCTAAAATAAGCGAGTTTGCGGAGTGCTTTTTAATCGCGTATAAAGTCATATTAATACCTAACTTGTCCTTAACTTCATCTTTCCACAGCGTTGTAGCTTGTTTGCGTTCTATTCCTATTTCACACGGTTTAAAATCCTTGCCAAATAAATAATAATAGTTCGGATAATTTCCGAACTTCATACTAATTAACAACGTTTTCAAATATTGATTTATAGGCACTATACGAGCGTTACCGTTCTTTGTGATATCTTTATCAAAGTTTATATTATCGTTGCTTAAATCAATCATAAACAGCCTTACTTTTAATAATTCGGTAGGTCGTGCGCCTGTATGAAATAATGTAACCCAGAATAAATAGAAATCAGGAAAATTAGTTTGCAAATGGTTTTTAATTATAGCGATATTATTTTCATTTGTTGGAACGTGAGAGGGTAATTTATGCACTTTTTTACTCTTGACTTTTAATTTAAAGTTACGTTTTAATATGTGTAAATCTACCAGACAATTTAAAATATTTGCTAAACTAACTTTATACTGATTAAATGAGTTGTCAGTTAATTTAAAAAGTGTCGCGGTTTTATTTAATATCAATTCAAAATGACGATTTTTTAGATCAGATATTTTAACATCGTTAATCCGTAAACTTTCAGCAGCAGCTTTAAAACGTTTAACTTTACTTTTCAAAACTATGTACGTGTCATTTTGTATTATCTCTTTTTTAGTTCTTAATGCTAAATCAAAAGCATCATTAAAAGTAATTTCACTATCGACTGTCTTAACTTCTTTTATGTTTGGATTCCAGCCTTTTTTTAAGTCTTTTAAAATTGCCTTGCATAAACCTTTAAAAGCCATTTCACGCTCTTTTAAATCTTCAATCTTATTGTAGTGTAATCTATATCTAAACTGTTTTCCTTCATAACGAAAATGCACATACCATAAGTTGGTTGTTTTAGATAGTTTTGGGATTGTGTATTTCATTTTGTGTAAGATGTGTGTAATGCAAATTTTAAAAACCCCTATTTATAAAGGTTTACAAATATAATCCTTATTTATTTATAAATTAGAATGGGGTATTTTACAGCGTTTAGCCCAGTGTTTACGTTGTTAAATTACAGCTTTTAGAGTGGTTTTGTGTAAGGTTTGTGTACTGGGTTTTATAAATAAATTTTCCTCAGTACCAATGATCCAATTAGCATTTATTGAATAGAATAGACAAACATTCGCCACGTGGTTAATAGTAAAATGGTTTCTTCCCATCTTAATATTATAAAGATTTTGTTCAGGGAGTCCACAAGCGTTAGCGAAATCCCTTTTATATTTTAAAACTCCCATAGATTTAAGCAGTTCAAACAGCTCAAACATTCTTTTATCAAGTGCATCTATCTCTTTCATAATTAATTTTTCTTAAAATGAGGTTTCCCGTTAATTAACTTTTGTTTAAATTTGAGAAACTAAAACAAACACCCCCATTATGATTTTATTACTAATTCTAATTGCCAAAAATTTGATTATCAATTTCTTTTTAAGAACCTTACTTTTTGCGAAGCATCTCTTTTAAAAATTCATTCTCTTTAATTAAGTATTCGTTAAACTCTTTTAAACTAAACCCTGATATATTTTTGGGGTTTTTTATTTCTACTCGTTCCATTCCTTTAGTATATCCAAACTGTTTTAAATCTATTTTAAATACTTCGCTAAACGTTTTAAGAAAAGCATCCGATACAGGCTTCTTATCGTTTAAAAAGTTACTTATATCTCCCTTTCCATACTTTGTAGCACGTTCAATATCAGCAACAGGAAACCTTAAATGCAAAGATTTTACAGCATCTTTTAATATTTGGTTGTTTATATCTGTTTTAAAATCAGTCATTTATAAATTTGTTGGAATAAAGTTTGGTTAATTGGAATAAAGTTTGGTATATTTGTACTCGTTATAAAAGTTATAACAAAATTAATACATAAAATTTTAATTAAAAAAATTAATTATGATAAAAGAGCAGATTTTTAACATTTTAAGAGGAAATTACCAATTACGTAAAGTAATTTCTGACAAGTTAGACACAAGAATAGTAAATATTGAAAGATGGGCGCAAAGAAAATCCGTTCCAAGTTGGTATAAAGATGAATTTATCCAACTAATTGAGAAAGAATTACAACTAACTAAAAACGAAATAGAATGTTAAGTAGAAAAGATAAAGCAGAATTAGATATAATATTAGATCGTGCCGGTTACGTGCTAACTGTTTGCGCTGTATTTGCGGTTGTAGTAGTAATGATATTAATCTTTAAGTAATGAGCTTAACAATTACAAACGAGGATAATATGCTACTAATGGCAAGATATCCTGATAACTATTTTGACTTGGCTATTGTAGACCCGCCGTATGGGATAGGAGTTGCAAAAACAGGACAAATTGGAACAGGTAAAAAATTCACTCCTAAAAATTGGGATAAAGGCATTCCTGATATAAGTTTTTTTAATGAACTAAAAAGAGTTTCAAAAAAGCAAATTATTTGGGGTGTAAATTATTTTGATGGAATGGGATTAAATGGTGGTAGAATAATATGGAATAAATTAGGTCGTGATATTGGCAGAAGAAAAGTAGCACCTACATTTAGCGAATGTGAAATAGCTTATTATAGTGATGCAAATAATGTTAAGATGTATTCATATACTTATATAGGGAATGTGCAAGGGAATGACTATCAAATATTATGGAGTGAAACAAACAGAATACATCCAACACAAAAACCAATAGAATTATATAAATGGTTAATTGATAACTATGCAAAGCCAAACGATAAAATACTTGACACGCATTTAGGTTCTGGAAGTATTGCAATAGCTTGTCACGATTACGGATTTGACCTTACAGCGTGTGAATTAGATAAAGAGTATTTTGACAAAGCAATGGAGCGTATTACAAATCATACTAACCAAACTAAACTATTCTAATGATAACCAAAGAAGAAAATGCACTCTTAACCTTAATACGGTCTATGAACGTTACAAAGCCACAGCCACAGCGCAGAAAAACTCAAAAAGATTACGACCTACAAGCCATTAAAGACTGGAGTTTTTACCAAGCTAAAAAAAATTTATGTTAAAAGTTAGAAAAAAGTTTGCACAGTTGGAAATAAGTTTGTAGATTTGTTCTAACAAAATAAGAAACCAACTAAAAAATAGAAATTATGACACTTACAAAAAACGATTTATTCAATCTTACTTCTCCTAAAGGAATGTTTACACCTGATTCAATCAAAGAGGTAATTTCTTGGAACGGTAACAAAAGAATGGTTTACTCTAAAAAAGTAAACAATGCAGTTTTAACTTCTGGATCGCTTAACGAATTAGAAGCAATGGTAAGAAATCACAAACCATTAAATAATGATGGTGCAAAGTTCGACTACAACAACGGAACTAATTTTAATAACGACTAATTATGGACTTAACAATCACACAAGCGAAAATAAGCAAGGATGTAAATTATGTTATATCCAGCTTTTATCCAACTATTAAAGAGATAGTACACTTTGCATATCACGACAAAAAACGAATCAACAAAGATTCCTTTATGACAGGAATTTGGAAACTTAAAAACCTTAAAAACAAATAAAATGAAAAACACAATATCAAAATTAATGTTCGACTTAGACACTCAAAGACTTTTATACAGTCTAAACATCGAACCTGCACCACTTTTCGACATCGAAGTAAACGATGCTGAAATAGTAGAACCGAATGCCGTTTTAGGCTTTTACAGCTGGATGGACAACATTAACAGCAACTTCTTAAACGATGCACACGCAATGTCAAGAGGTGCTTTAATTGTAGCAAATCACACCATTAATCAAAATCTTAGAAATTATGAATGATAAAAGATTAGACCTAATAGGAGCGTTTATATTCTACGCTTTTTTCGCAGCACTATTAATCTTCGTATTGATGTACGGAGATATGAAAGGATAAATTAACCCAATTAAAAAATCGATTATGAAAAACATTGCAACAGCTTTAGTAAAAGCACAGTCAGAAATGAGCAACCCGAAAAAAGGAAATACAAATCCTTTCTTTAAAAACAAGTATGCGGATTTAAACGCTATCCGGGAAGCTGTCTTATCAACACTAAACGAAAATGGAATCGTAGTGTTGCAACCAATGGTCCACGTGGATAATAAGAATTTTATAAAAACTATTCTACTTCACGAATCAGGCGAAATGATGGAATCCTTTACGGAAATAATCTACAACAAACAAAACGATGCACAAGCTCAAGGAAGCGGAATTACTTACGCAAGACGTTACGGTTTACAGTCTTTCGTTTGTGTAGGTGCAGATGATGATGATGGAGAAAGCACAATTAAAAACGAGGATAAAATGGCAAGATGTAAAACACTTGAACAGTTAGCTGCATTTTATAAATCACTTTCTTCAAACGAGCAAGTACGATTGACAGTATTAAAAGACCAATTAAAAGAAAAATTAACACCTAAAAAAGTAGCATAATGGGAGCAACATCAGAAATGTATTTACAGATGAGAGCAGACGAAATCGTACAAATGTATGATTCCACTTTCACGAAAAAAGAAGCGGTACAAACAGGGGTAAAATTAGCCGAAAATGTATTTGAATCTGGCGAAGTATCGCCCGAAGAAGTACTCGCCAATCTATCCCGTTTAAAATGGGTAGTAGATAGTGCAGAAACCACAATGCGAAGCCGTTTAGAAATCTACGACAAAAGAATGGTTTTAGGATTAGAGTTCAATTATGTAAACGGTGGTAACACGATCAACTATGCAGATGATGAAGTTTACTCAACTATCAAAGCGGATTTAGATGCAAGGGTAGAACTTTTAAAACTTGCACAGAAACAAGAGATTTTAGACTTGTACGGGAATTTAGTTCCAAAGGTTTCAACAACCCCGAGAAAAAGTAGTATAACAATTAAATAAATAAAAACAATTATGGAAGTAGTAGGAAAAATTAAGGTTATCGGAACAGAAAACCAAGTGAGCGCAACCTTTAAAAAACGTGAGTTAGTAGTCGTAACAGACGAACAATATCCACAATCGATTTTAATCGAGTTTGCACAGGATAAATGCGACATCCTTAACAAGTATTCAATCGGTCAAGATGTGGTCGTAGGAATCAATTTAAGAGGTCGAGAGTGGACAAACCCACAAGGCGAGGTTAAGTATTTCAATCAAATACAAGGGTGGAGTATTAGAGCAGCAGACGCTTCAAAACAAACACCAGAACCAAACACTCAAAAGTTTGAAACCGTAACGGTATTGAATGAAGATGATAACGATTCATTACCATTTTGAGAGAATAAAGGTTTGAAATTATTAATTAAGGAATTTGATTTACAAGTATGAAAAAAGTTGAAATAATAACATCGGTAATAAACGGGAGATTTACACGCAATCGAACAATAGTTTTACAAGCCATTAACTCCTTTAATAATGCCGATGTTGTTTTGACTTTTGACAAACCAAAAAAGAAAAGAAGCAATCCTCAAAACAGTTACTATTGGGGGTTGCTTATTCCTTTAATGCAACAGGGCGCAAA